ATGGCACTCAATCTTGCAAAGGCCGTCATCGGATACCTGAAGGAACGGCCCGAGGAAAAGTTCACTGCTCGGCAAGTCGCCGAATGGGTATTTGCCACCTACCCGGATGAGTGCCAGGAAAAGCGGGCTAATAGCCGTGGGGACTACATCAAGTCTGATGCGGATCTGGTACAGCAGCTCGTCGCAGAAATCAGCTCGCAGCGCCCGCGCATGCAAACAAAGCATCCAGAACTCAAAACTACCGAAGGTCGGCCTCGCAAGTACTACTACTCGGAGCGCTCAGACAGCGCAGAAGTGGCGGCAGTCGAAAGCGAGGGCACGTCGGCGGCTACGGATGCAAGTGCATTAAAAATTGACGAACACGCACTGTACCCATTGCTGTCGCAATACCTGTGGGAGGAGTTCGACGTCTTCTCCAAACGCATCGACGAGAAGCGCTCGTCGAACAAGCGCGGCCCCAACGGCAACCGCTGGCTGTACCCGGACGTCGTCGGAATGGAGGATTTGGGCAAGGAGTGGCACCGGGAAGTGCGCGACTGTGTGACGCAGTATTCCGACAAGCGCACCAAGTTGTGGTCGTTCGAGGTCAAGTTGCTGATCAACCGTTCGAACGTGCGCGAGTGCTTCTTTCAGGCCGTATCGAACTCGTCATGGGCCAACTTCGGCTATCTGGTTGCGGCAGAACTTGGCGGTACCGACACGCTGAAGGAACTGCGGATGCTCTTTGCTGCCCACGGCATCGGTTTCATCAAGCTGGACGTGGAGAACCCTGCTGACAGTCAGGTGCTAATTCCAGCCCGCGAGCGCGACGAGATCGATTGGGACATGGTCAATCGGCTGGCCACGGAGAACCGGGATTTTCTGGAATACGTGAAGCTGGTGAAGCAGTTCTACCAGACCGGTGAGGCGCGCCCGGCGGACTGGGACGTTCCCGAACTGGACGATTGACTGCCTATTCCAGGTGGCCGACGACGTCGAGGCGTTCGTCGCCGCGCTGAAACGCGCCGAACCAGCCGTCGCGCGAGTCGGCGCGGGTGCTGCTTACCAGCAGCGTGAATCCCTCGCAGCCTCGAGCCTTGGCGGTGGCGAAATCGGTGGTGTCAAATTTGGCCTCGCGCACTAACGTCGTGGCCACCGACTTCATGGCTGATTCGAACAGGTCGAGAAGATGGTCTTGCAGGTTGGCGTCGATGTTCCGCGAGGTCACGTCGTCAATGACGGCGTGCTTGAAACGATTACTCATGGTCAATGCTCCGTGGTGGGTACGGATGTCATGAACGCGCTGTCCGGGCTGGAAGCCAAGCACATGCGGGGTGAAACGATCAGGTGTTGCGAAGTCGCCAACTGCTGATTACTTGGTGGCTAACGCCATCTCCCTGACCCACGCCTGCAACGCCCTCAGTTGCTCGGCGTTCTCGTGGCAGGATTGATAGTTGGCGGCAACGGTTCCGGCGACGGCAGAGAGCGCAATGCCTGCGGCGGCCGCATCAGCATCTCGGGCGGGCTCGGGCAGCTCACCGTCGGCGGCAGCGTCGTGCAGCCGCACAAAGCCACGGTTGATAGTGCAAGCAGCATCGGCTTGAACGGGCACATAGAAGGGAACCTCCTTGATGATGGTGTCGCCCTTCTCGCGGACGACGCGGACGCGGTCGACGTACTGGGTTACGACCTTGACGGTGGCCTGCGCTTGTCGCTCGCGGACGGCGGCGACCTGCAGGGTCTGCTTCTGGACGGCGGCGTTCCACTGGGCTTGAACGTGGTCCGCACCCTTAATCCAGCCAAAGCCAACCAGGGCGACGCCGAGCGCCGCGAGGGCCAGCAGCCGGTACGGCCACGGAATCACGCTCACGACGCCTCCCCGTTGCACTGCCGGTATTCGGCTTCTCGCCGAGTAGCCAGCCCGCCGCACAGCCGCGCGTTGGTAGGCTGCGCACAGTCCTTGCCCTGGAAGAAGCGCCAGCGCCGCAGCTCGGAGCACGCCCCAGCGTAGTCACCGGCATTGAGTTTCCTGACCAGCGTGGACTGGCAGAATGCGCGGCTGCCGACGTTGTAGGAGAAGCTCACCAGCGCGTCGTACTCGTGCTGGGCCAGCGGCACGGTCACGCATTGTTTGAGCGCCCCCTCAAACTGCTGCACATCGGTGAGCGCCCGAGCCAGCGCCTTCGGCGGCGTGGTGGTGTCACCCAGCTTCACCCCAGTGGTGGTGCCAAAACCAATGGTCGGCACATCGCCCTTGACCGGGATCACTGCGCGATCGGTGTAGCCCTCGTGCAGCACGATGCCGACCAGGGCGGCGGCGGACAGCGTCAGTCCGGCCACCGTCCTGCGCATCACGGGTGATGGTGTCCGGGTCATCGGTGCATCTCCGGCTGCGCCACGATGCGAGCAACGGTTGCGCCGATGCTGGCGGCAAAGGCCAGCAGCACAAACGCACCGCGCGGCAGTACATCCCCGAACAGCGGCACCACCACCTCCGCCGCTGTGAAGGCAGCGGCCAGCAGCGAGAAGCGGATACTCCAGGCACGTCGCAACACGCGCCGCCAGTCGTCCAAAAGGCAGATCTTCGGCTTGGCGGTCATTGCACGCCTCCCATCAGCTTCAACTTGATGGCGGCCCCCACCAGCAGCGCGGCCAGGATGCCGGTGGTCACGACCTTGATGGTGGTCTGCCACGCCGTGCGGCGGGCATCGCGCCACGCTTCCAGCAGGTCGCGCAGTTCACGGATGTCGCGGGCTGCGTGGCCGTTTTCGAGGCCAAGGTGCGCCAGCACACGCTCGGCTCCGCGTTCTGCGGCGCGGTCGAGTAGTTCGTCGAAGTCCTCGCGTCGCAGCAGGAGCATGTTCTCGACGAGCGCAGGCTGTTGTTCGGGTTCGGTCATAGCAGTCTCCAGAAATGCAAAACCCGCCTCGCGGGCGGGTTCGGTGGTTACGGCGGAATGGGTTTCAGATGGCGATGCCTGCACTCCAACCTGCGGGCTTGAAAGCCGAGAGCGTGGCTTCGTCCTCGATGTAGCAAAGCCAGCCGACCTTGGGCACGTGGTACTCCCACACACCATTGATGCGCACGGCGATCTGGTGGGTTTTGCCTGCCCACGCGCCAGTGGCGGCGGCAGGCACGATGTAGCGGTCGCCGTTGGCCGGACTGGCCGGTGGCGTGGTCAGGTCGCGGTCTTTGACGGACAGGCTCACCATCGCGCCCAAGCGCTTCAAATTGGCATCCATGCCGGTGTCCCAGCCGCTTTCGCCCAGCGTCCAGCCGTAGGTGAGTCCAAGGTTCGGATCGGTCGATGACATGCTTATCTCCAGAGGGGTGCGGCTTGCCGGATGCGTCGGACGGCTTCCGGATCGCCAGCGCGGTGGCTTTGCTGCGAGTGTTGCCGCCAATGCCGCCCGACGATGGGCAGGTGCAGCACGCCGCCGCGCTTGGCCACCAGCAGCGTCAACAGCCAGTCGGCGAAGTTGTTGAGGTCGGTGGTCTCTGCAAGTGCAGCCTCGACGGCAGAACGGCGCATCACGATCAGGCCGTGGACGTGGCTGGCGCTGCCCGCGTGCTGCCAGCGGCTGTAGGCCAGACGACGCACCGCGATGTCGCGGCCCGTTTCATCCATCAACGCCTCGTCGGTGTAAGCCATCACGGCGCGCGGGCAGGCATCCAGCGCATCCGCCAGTTGCGTGAAGGCGCTTGCTTCGTACAGATCGTCGGGATCGACGAAGGAAACCAGCGGCAAGCTGCCCGCAGCAAAACCAGCGGCGCGCGCTTCGCCAATGTGACCCGTGATGCCCGGCACGACGTGCAACTGGATCGGTGCGCCGTCGAGGCTGGCAATGCAGGCCTCGCGCCATTCGGCAGGCTCGTTCAGCGTCAGTAGGTGGACATCGATGCGTGGTTCTGTTCTTGGTTCTGTTGTCGATTCCATCAGATGCCTCCCCAATACTGTCCCCAGCGCAGGCCGTACCCCGCGCGATCCACAGCGCGCACCTGCGGCTGCCAACTCTCCAGCCCGTCACGCTCGGCTGTGATTTCCAGCGTGACGCGATCACCCAGCGCACCGGCATCGACAGCGGCGCTGGCCACGTCCCAGATAAAACTGCTGCCGGTGATGCCGGTTTCGGTATGCACCAGCGCACCATTGCGATCCCGAATGCGCACCGTGTAGATCACGCCCGGTTCCGGGCCGATGTCGCCTGCGTCTTGCTGCACGAGGTAGGCGGTTTGCTGCGTGCGGTCGCGGTGCGCCCACGCGATGGTGATGTCACCGGCCACCACGGCAGGCTCGGTCTGGTCATTGAGGCGGATGCGTCCGGGCGGATACGGCAAGGCTTGTCTGCCGACCAGCACCAGCGGTTGGCCATTGCTGGCCAGCAGCGCATCGCCCTGATCGGTGGAGGTGCGCGGGATCGCACCGACGAACACCGACTCACCCGGCGCACATTCCGCGCCTTCGGCGGCCAGCCATTCGCCGACACCGATCAAGCGCGTGCCGCTGGCGTGGGACTGCGGCGTGGTGTCGAGCACCCCGCGTGCCAGATCGATGCGGGCGCTTGCCGCATCGAAGGCCAGCACGGCCACGGCTTCGCGGATGTCACCAGCGGCATCGACCAGATAGGCGTAGTCGCCCACAGCCAGTCGCTCGGGTTGGCTGATGGAGGTCACCGACACGCTGATGGCATCGGTTTCGCTGGCAGGCAAGGCAGCATCCAGCGTGAGCAGCGGCGCGTAGTCCTCACTGGCCACGCCGTCGATGTCGCCTGCCGATGCACCCGTGGCGAGTTGCCAGTTCAGTTGCCCCGCACCACCGACAGCGGCCAAGGCACCGACCGCCGCATCGGTGTCGGTGAGGTAATCGATTTCGGCCCGCGACAAGCTGCGCGCCAGTTCCCAATACGGAATCTCCAGCGCCAGCACCAGTGCGGGCGGCAGCGGCTCCAGCGTCGGCTCTTCGATGATGGGCGGCGGCGGAGCGAGCACGACGTTGTCCAGCCCGAACACGTCTTCTATCGCTTCGATGCGCCACTCCAATGCGCCCAGTGTGCCGGTGTCGATGCCGGTCACGCGCACCACCATCTGGTCGATGCCCAGACGCGGCCAGTTGAGCAGGAACACATCGCCCGGCAGCGGCGCACGTTCCAGCGTGTCGCGCGCCACCGTCAGGGTCATACGCGCCAGGGGCGAGCCCAATGCGCGCAGGTCACGCAAGGCCAGTCGCGCGGCCAGCGGCCCGTAGTTGACGCCGGGGTAGTCGCGGCGCTGGTTGATCACGCCGCCCTGCAACTGGATGGCGGCGAGGTTTTCCACGGTGACGGTGGTGTCGCCGCCGGTCTGCCAGTCGGTATAGACCACGGTCAGCTCGTTGGGCAGCTCGCCCCACTGGGCGCGCTCGAAGCGTTCCAGCCGCACGATTTCGTCCGGCCCCAGCTGCGGCAGGCTGTCGATCCAGTAGTCGTCGCGCAGCAGTTTCAACTCGAACGTGCCTTGCTCCGGATCGGTGTAGAGGATGCCGCCGATGTGATCGACGACTTGCCCGATGAAGCTCTCGATGGGCTGCTGGCGCGTCCAGATCAGGTTCAGCCCAAACCCCTCATCCGACAGGGCCCACGCCACGTTCCAGAAGCTCCAGCCGATGCTGTCCTGCGGATAACCCATGCCCCAATGCGGGTCGGTGAGGCATTGCACGAGGATGTGCGCCGGGTTCATGCCGACGCTGACCTCGCGGCCCTGATCGTCATCCCACGCGCGCACTTCGGCGTTCCACTCCATCCACGCAGCGTCGTGCCAGCCCGCCGTAAAACGGCGCACGCGCACCGCCCACGGCTTGATGTAGGGGTTGTTGGCGGCGAACAGGATTTGCCGCGCCACCAGCGACAGCACGCCACGGAACGCCGGAATGGCGCTGCCTAGCCGTGCCATCAGGTAATCGTTGCGCCCTTGGCTGGGGCCACCGGGCAACACGTCGATGGTGCCGACCACGCCGCCTTCACGCTCATCGCCGCCAAACAGCGTCGGCTTGTTGATGGACAGGCTACTCAAGCCGTGCCCGCTGGACAGCGGCCCACGGTCGGCATCGCCCCACGCGGTGCGCTCGCCCATCTGGATTTCCTGCACGGCATCGACCGGCCCTTGGCACAGCACCAGATGCAGGCCCATGCGGTAGCGATAGCCGACGGTTTGCTTCTTGCTGCTGCCACCCATCAGCGCACCTCCAACCGAATGCGCGCACGCTCGACCACCCGCAACGCCATCGCGTCATTCGTGGCCAGCAAGGTTTCAGCCGTGCAGCCCTCACGCAAAAAGGCGCGGAAGTCCAGATCGTGACGGGCGAACCAGACGCGCGTGCCGTTCACGCACAGGCCAGCGGCGCGCACGTCGTCGATGGTGACGGTCACGTCCGCGTTCATTTCTTGCCGCCTTTCTTGCGGATCGGATCGGCGGCCAGATCGCCGTACCAGACCACGTTGGCCCCACGCAGCAGCACAGTGCCGAACACCACGGGAATCGGGCGGCCTTCTTCGGCGGTGGGCGCATCGACGTCGGACAGCGATGCGGGTTTGGGTTCGGGCGGTTTCGGGGCGAGCGCGACCGAAACCAGCGCCGCCACCACGATGACGACGAGGTACCACATGGCGATTTCTCCAAGGATTCAGAACGCAGGAATTCAGAACACGCCCGTCGAAAACGGGTTCTTGCTCGGGATGGCGGGAAAGCCGCCGTAGTTGTCGAGATTGCCGAAGCGTCCGGCGCAGGTGGTCGTGCTGTGATCGCAGCCGACCGTCAGTAGCACTTCGGTGCCCGGTTCGATGGCCACCGGATAGAGCAGCTCCACACCGCTGCCGGTGTCGCTGATGATCATGTGCCGCGCGCCATCGGGCGTTTGCAGCCAGCCACCGGCCAGGCCGCCGCTGACGCCGTCCGGCACGCCGCCGTCGAGTTCGACACTGCGGCCATAGACCTCGGTGACGAAGGCGCTGTCGGTGATCGGCGATGCACCGCAGGCATTGGAGTACAGGACGTGCGAACACTTGCGGCTGTAGAGCCTGCGCAGCCCGATGCGTTTCAAGCTGACCTGCGCCGATTCACAGCGGATACGCGCCTGATCGTCGGCAATCTCCACACCCAGCACACGCCCCATCCAGCGCGTGCCGGACAGCCACCAGTAGTCGCCCCAGCTATCGCGCTGACCGATGCGCAAGGTGACGGAGGTGGTTTCGCCGGTCAGCGTGGTGGCCAGCAGATGCCGCACCAGTTCGCTGTTCGGTGGCAGCTTCAGTTCCAGCGCCGACTTGGCGGCCTCGGCTCCCAGCGCCAGTTCGTTGCGTTCGATGGCAAGACTCTGATAACGATTGCCGTCGAGATCGACGTCGAATTCGTGCGGGGTCAGGAAGAACTGGGCGGTGTTGCTGGAAAAGGCGTACAGCTCCACCTCCTGCAAAGGGTTCTGGCTCATGATCAGGACGGCTCGTAGGTAATGCGGTCGTTACCGCGTGGTTCGGGCAACTGGCGCACGGTCAGGGTGATCTCCACCAGCGTCGGGCTGTGCCAGTACAGGTCGATGGCGTCGTGGTCGAGGCGGCAACGGGCAAGGCGAATGATTCGGCTACCTGCGGGTACCCAGTCGTCGAGGCCGGAGCGCAGCACCAGCACCGCGTCGCCGTCCAGATAGCAGGTGGCCGTCAGGGCGTACTGCTGATAGCCGTCCGGATGCACGATCAGGCAGGCGGCGGGACGGTGCCAGAAGGCGGAAAATTGCTTGCCATCCGCGCGGATGAAGCCGTCGTCCGGATCGGCATCCGCCGTCACCCACAGGATCGGAGCCAAGCCATCGGGCAGCCAGAAGGCGTTGAGTTGCCCCTGTGTTTCCCACAGGCGGGCGCGCCAGATTTCGATGTCGTCCGGGCCGCTCGCCAGATAGCGCCGCTGCAAAGTCGTGGTTGCCCACGGATCGTCGCGGCGCACCCACGCGTCGGCGGGCGAAAAATCCAGCCGGGTGATGGTGGCGGAGGCCACGGCGGTCGGATCGTCCCGCCAGTTGCCATCGGGCCAGACCGGCAGATCGTCCAGCCACGGGTCGTCGAGCAGATCGGTATCGGGCGGCGGTGCCGGTTCGAGCTGGGCCACCACGTTGCCGCCAACCATGCCCGGCACCCATTGGGTGAGATCGGCAGGATCGAGCGCGCGACCCCACACCAGCGGCAGCACGCTGCTGCCCAGCGGCGCGTGACGAGCCAAGGGTTCGGTGAGCCACAAAGCATCCGACTCGACTTCACTCAATTGCACCTGCTGCCAACCGTCAGGCGCGATCAGCAGCACCCAGAGTTCATCGCCTTGCCAGCCCTGCACGCCGTTCCAGTCGAGCAGCAGATCGGCGCGTGCGGGCACGAAGTGCCGCCAGTCGGCCTCCTGCACATCGAGGGCCAGCGCACCGGCTTCGGCGGGCGCGGTCAGCGCCACGGCGTGCTGCGGCAGCGGCCACCACGCGCGTTGGCCCAGATGGTCGGCCAGCCAGTCGGCCACCAGCGCATCGCCCGGACGCGCGTTGCCGACCTGATAGGTCAAGGTGCGGCGCGGCACCTTGCGGCGGGCTTGGCGCGATTCGTTGCCACTGGCCAGCCGCGTCACGCTGGTTTGCCACTCCAGCCGTTCGACCAGCGGCTCGGCCCAGTCATGGCGGAAGGCAAACACGCCACGTTGCGCATCCGGCCACGGCGTATCGCCAAAGGCATCCATGCCGGTGGCGACGATGGCGGCAGCGGCAGTATCCCGGCGCAGCACCTCGACCACGAACACCGGCCCGATCAGCGGCGGCCAGGGCTTGGCCAGCACTTCGGCCAGCCACGTCGCAGCACGATCCGGTGGCCACGGCGCGCTGGCGGTTTCGGCAGCCAGTTCAGCGGTCAGGCTGCCAGCACCAGCGCGCGACAGCACCTCACCGCGCAGTTCCGTCAGCGCATTGCCGGGAAGCGGCTGGCTGGACGTCTCCGTGACCTGCCGGGTGATGCGCTGCTCGGTCATGCCGACTCCATCCCAAACTCAGCGGCGTTAAAGGCGGCTTCCGTCCACTGCACATTGCCATTCGGATTGCGCTCGAACAGCGCGCACTGCCACGCCTGTTGCTCCTGCAGGATCACCTCGGGGCTGACGGCGGTTTGTGCGCCGCTGACCACGAGGCCCTTCAACTTGCCCAAGCCCGCATCGGTCTTGCGTGCGAGCATCGTCAGTTGCACACCGAACACCGCAGGCGTGGCCATCACCGGCAGCGGCGCGACATCGAAGCTCTGGCGCAGCCCGGCGCTGGGCGCGGTGATATTGGTGGTTTCATCCTCATCACTGACCGCTTCCCACGCAGCAGTGCCGGAGGGCGTCACCGTCCACTGGTTCAGGCTGCCATCGGCCTGTGCCTGCAAGGCATCGACGCGCACGTCGCCCAGAAAGGTGTTGTTGATCGTGCCAGTGGCATCCGCGATGTAGAAGTCATCGACATCAAGCGTCAACGGGCAGGACTGACCGGGAATTGCGCCGAGAAAGGCGGTGAGCAACTGGCCGCCGCCCTGAATCGTGTTCTGCGCGTTCATCTGGATCGCCAGAATCCCGTTGATGCGCACCGACAGCACCCCGTTGCTGGTGCCTTGCGTGACTTGCAACTCGATGTAGTGCCAGCCGCGCGCCGGAGCCGTGGTCACCGAGGTGGTGATCAACTGCTCGTAGCCGTACTGCCAGCGGTAGAGCTTGAGCCGTCCGTCCTCGCCGACCTTCACCAGATGCGCGACCTGCGCGTTGGCATCGCGCACGCCCAACAGCAAAGGCTCGGTGTAGGTGTTCTCGTAGGGCACGACGCGGATCGACGCCCCGATGATCAGGCTGGTCTTGGTGCTGTCCAGATTCTTGACGTAGCCGCCGCCTGAGCCTTCCGGCAGGCGCAGCGCAAAGGATGAAGGACGCCGCCCCTGCACGCGGGTGGCCTGCGGTGACAGGTACGCCGCCTTGCCGCGCGCAAGCCATGGCTCGCCGAAGTCGTCCAGCGCCTGCGGGTCGTAGTGGTCGAAGCCGTCGATGAACAGCAGTGCCATGTGAGTTGCTCCTTGATTCAGCCATTCAGCGCCGAGCGGATGGCCCGCGCGTTGCGCCCGATGATGTTGACGATGACCCGCTCTCCAGCAGGCGTTTGCAGGTGGTCGTGGGTGACGCCAGGATCGATGGCGTTGACGATGCGCACCGCCTGATTCATCTGCGGCTGCGCGGGCGGCACCTTCACTTCCGGCACCAACCCACCTGCCGCAAAGGCCAGTTCACCGCCACGGAAACGTGGCCCGACCGACAGACCGTTGATCGAGTCGAGAAAGGCCACGCCCACTTGGCGCACGGCGGCTGCGCGCACCACGTACTCGCCTGCCGACAGACGTGCGGGAATCGAGTCCGATGTAGCGCTACCGGGGCCGGACACCAGACCGCCGCCCGCGAATTTCTTGATGCCGCCCAACAGCGCCATCACCGCCGCAACCATCGCCACCATCGCGGCAATGGCCAGCCCCGGGCCGACGACGGGAATGGACGCCTGCGACGCTGCCGCACCGGCTCCCGCTTTGGCCGCGTCCATCGACACCACGGCAGTGGTCTCGGTGGTTTTCTGGGCAACCTTGGCGGCGCTGGCGGCCACGTCGGCGGTTTGTTCCTGCTGGATGAAACCCAGCTTCATCGCCAGCATCCGCACCTGCATCGCCATCCATTGCTGAAACGGCTGGATCACGATCTGCTGCAGGAAGGCGTCAGCCACCTGCTGGAAGATGCTCGCCAAGGCACTGCGCCAGGTCTGCGCGCCGGTGATCATGCCGTTGAGTGCCGAGCCGAAACTCTCGCCGATGCGGTTCCACAGCGGAGCCAGTTCATCGACCGTGAGCCGGGTGCGCTCCAGCTCGTTCCGCCACGCCTGCACGCGGATCACCGCGTCCGGGCCGATGGCCTGCGCGGCCTGCTGCATGGTCGGCAGCAGACGTTCCATCTCGCTGGCCGATTGCTGCTGCAAGGCGACGATCTGCTGGCGCGCCTGCGCCTCGGTCAGCAGGCCCGCCTGCTGCTGGATGCCAATGGCTTCCTGCGCATTGCGCAGCCGTTCGGTGACTTGCTGCCACTGGACTTCGAGCGCTGCCAGATTGGCTTGCGCGGCTTTGACGTCGATCAGCCGATCCACCAGCGACACGCCATCGGCATCGCTTTCAGCGGCAAGGCGTGCGCGCAGATCGCGGTAGCTGCGCGCAATCGCCGCCTGCCGGTCGGCATCGGTGGCGGTGCCGGTGATCTGCGCCAGTTCCTCGCGCGCCTGCGCCAAGGCATCCGCCAGTTCGCGTTCGGCCTGCGCCGCCGCGCGGGCATTGGCCTGCTCGATGTCGCTGCGCCGGTTGTTGAGGACGATCAGCTCGGCTTCGGCCTTGGCGACCTCGGCCTTCGCCTTGAGGCGGGCGGATTCATCCTTGCCCGTATTGACCAGCCGTTGCTGTTCCGCGAGCGATGCCTGCACGCGGCGGATTTCCGCGTCAATCTCCTGCTGCTCGATCCGCGTCTTGGCGGCGTAGTAATCCTTCAGCGAGATCAACCGATCTTCGAGCGCGGCATCCAGCACCCGCGATTGACGATCCAATGCGTCCTTGAGGAGCTTGAATTCCGCCTCGGCCTGCGCCCGTACCAGGGCCAGTTTGTCGGCCTGCGCGCTCTTGCCGGGAGCGAGTGGCGTCGGCGGTTGTGCGCGACCGAATACGCCCGGCTGCTCTTGCTCAGCCCGGATGCGGCCAGCGATGGCCTGAGCGGCTTCCCCGACGTAGTCGCGCGTCACCGCGTCGCGCACGGTGTCTGCGAGCGCCTCGCCAAAGTCATGCATCTCCTCGAGTCGGCGACCGAGGACGGTGCGTAGCGATGACATGGAGAAATCACCGCTGAACGCGGCGGCTACGTCCTGGCCCAATGCCTGTGCCAGTGCCCCAATGTCGGAGAAGGCATTGCGGAAGCGCTCGACGAAGAAGGCTGCCGTGATGCCCACGACACTGCCGACCGCGTTGAACGCGCCGATGATGCCATTGACCATCGAGCGGATTGCTGTGCCGATGGTGGTGAGCGCGCTGACCATCACCTCGCGCACGCGGGCCCAGGAAAGATCGTTGACACCGACCAGTTGCCCAAGGGCGTTGACGACCGCAAGAACTTTCTCGACCACCAAATCCCAGATGGCGACGGCGATCTGCTTGATCGACGCGCTCTTGCCGCCGAACTCGACCACGGCATTGCGTGCCGAATAGAGTGCCCCCGCCAGCAGCGTCACCGTGGTGACGATGAGGCCGATGGGACCGCCCAAAAGCGCCAGCGCCCCGCGCAACAACCCTGCCGCCCGCCCCAGCAGCGTGGTGGACGCAACAGCCTGCGTCACGGCGCTACTGGCGGCGGTCGCTTGCAGTCGGGCCTTCGCCGCGTCGGCGACCAGCGTGCTGGTGGCGAGGCCTTGCGCCCGCGCCTGCGCCAAGGCGGTATCGGCCACGCGCACCCGTGCCAGCGCCTCGGCTTGGAGGGTGCGCAGGTTGGCCAGTCGCGCCGCTGCTTCTGCACGCGCAGCGGCGATGCTGGTAGCGAAGGCACCCGCCATCCGCCCGAAGGCGGCGACCAGTACGACGCCCGCCAGATTGATCAGCAGTTCCAGATGCTTGGCGACGAGCTGGATGGCTTGCGCGAGTCCTGCCGTCAGGCCGGAACTGGCATCGCGCTCGCCGAATGCGCGCTGGAAGGCGTTTCTCAGGCGGGTGAACGCGCCCGCGACCGTATCGGGCAGGCTCGCGTATTCCTCGGCGAGGCGTTCGCGCTGATTGAGCAAAGCATCGAGCACCGCCGCCGAGGTGATCTTGCCTTCCTGCGCCAGTGCCCGCAGCGAGCCCAGTGGCACGCCCATCCCGTCGGCTATGGCCTGCGCCAGTCGCGGCGTCTGTTCGACGACGGAATTGAATTCCTCACCGCGCAGTTGCCCCGAGGCGAAGGCCTGCCCGAGCTGCATCAATGCGCCTGCTGCCGCCTCGCTGGATGCGCCGGAGAGCGACACCGCCTGCCCGATGGCATCAGTGGCCGCCAGCACGTCCGCCTGCGAACGCCCCAGTGCCTGTACCGATGGTGCCAGCCGCGCATAGAGCGTGATGGTTTCCGCCAGCGGCGCACGGTTGCGCTGGGCAATGTCAAAGAGGGCCGCGTCGGCGCGGTTGAATTCCTCTTGAGAGGTGACGGCGAGCTTGAGGCGGGCCTGCAGGTTCTTGTACTGATCCGCGACCGCCACCAGCTCGCGCACACCCAGCCCGATCCCGACGGCCCCACCAATACGAGACAGGACGGCACCGACCTGACCGGCCTGATCGCGCAGTTGCGTCAGACTGCCATTGATCGACTGGAAGGCCCGGCGCGTCTGATCGACGGCGGTGATGAGGATCTGGGCGCGGTTGTTCGCCATCGTTTAACTCTTGGACATTGCCTTGCGGATGGCCGCCGTCAGGCGGGGAAGCTCGACCCGCACCGCACGGTTGAGGTCAAAGCGTTTTTTCAGGTTCACGCGCTGTACCAGCACGGCAACGGGAATCTCCTGGCCACGCCGAAGGCGCTTTGTGCCACTGCGCTCGCGCTCGGCACGCCGAAACCGGGCCAGCGGGCGGGCGTTTTCGCTGATGTTCTCGGCCATCAAAATCTTCTGGCCGTTTTTCTCGATAAACCACGCGTTGCCGGATCGCATCAGCGCATCGATGACCCGGGCGAAGGCCTTGCGCCCGATGCGCTGGTGTTGCGGCAACAGCGGGATCAGCATCCGTCCCTGAATCGTTCCGCCACGCTCATGAAGCCCCAGCCACGGCACCTTCGAGCCGAGGTAGAGGGCCGGAAACGCATTGGCTTTGCGGTCGAACACCTTGGCGTGCATCGAGCGCAGGAACTTGGGGCTGGCGGCGCGGAAGCTGGCGCGCATCTCTCCGCGCACCTGTGTGGCCATGTCTTTGCCGCTGTCGCGCATTGCACGGGCAACAGCAGCGTGGATGGCCTTGTGGGTATCGGCTTGCCAAACGTTGAAGCGCCGCCGATCCAGCAGGCCCTCGGCAACCAGATCAATCTTCATCACGCATTCCTTGCTGGAGTTCGGCCTGAAGCTGGCGGATGCCCTCGCGGCTACCTTGGGCGGCGGCGGTCATGATTGCCAAGTGGCTGGTGAGGCGCTCGAATTCGAGACGACTATCGACAGCCAAGAAGGCATTCACCTGACCCAACGTGTACCCGAGGATGTCCGGGTGACGGTGGCCGCTGCGGATCAGGCGGGCGACGGCGCTATCCCAGGAGGACTGCCAACCGCGTTCGTCAGTGTGCGCAGCGTCGGCGCGAGTCGCTCGGCTGCGCCCTGAATGCTCGGCACGACCTGCGCCACGAAAAAATCCGCATTCACCTCGAACACGGCAGCGACCAGTTGCACCGCATCCTCCAACGACAGGTCGTTGACCCATGCGCGTTCGCGCCGGGTGGTGATGGCCAGCAAATCGAGCACGGCGTCACCGTGCCGACCCAGCAGCGCCATCCAGTCCGGGTCGGTGCCGATGTCTTCGGCCAGCGGGCGCACCACGGCCAGCAGCCGTGGCAATTCGCCCAGCCGGATCGGCGTCAACTCCAGCGCGGTACCGGACAGCGTCACGACCACCGGTGCCAGTGGAAAGGTTTTGAAGTCGTCCATCACGTCACCTCTCACAGCAGCACCAGACGACCGAACTGACCGAGATCACCGCCGACCGGCTTGGTTAGATCGGCGAGCACTTGGCCCGACAGCTCGAACTTGAGCAGTTCGTCGGTGATGATCGAGAGTTCCTTGGCCGGGTTGATGGCCACGCGGTAGAGGTCGATCACCACCTCGCGGTTGCCGTCGGCGGTGTTGAGTCCCTCGAAGCGAATCCAGCGCTCGGGCAGCGGCTGGGTGAACATCGCCGTGCTCTGGGCTGCGCCGTAGGCGTAATCGACGGTGAACGGCTCGGTGTAGGGGCCGCCGGTAGTGGCATCCAGAATCACCAGCGAGCCGTGCTTGGCATTGACGCTGTACTGGCTGGCCGGGAGGGTGTTGGGCGTGACCTCCGAGTCCTGCACCTGCACGGCGGACACGTTCTGCATCGCCAGCGGGTAGAGACTGCCGGGCGTGACCGGATTGGGCAGCAGCTCGCCGGTGACGGTGCTGGGGGTGATCGTGGTCGTGGTGCCGTAGAGCGCCAGCGCCAGATTGGTGGCGATCAGTTCTTCCAGCGTGCAGGCGAATTCGCCTTTCTTGGTCTTGATGAGTTGCAGGTCGGTCAGGCGCTGGCCCGACTGCGCTTCCTGATGCTCGATGGTGTCCACCGACAGCGACACCTTCAGCTCGGGCACGTTGCCGACGAAGGTCAGGCCTGCCGGGTTGCCGAGGTCATCGCGCGCACCGATGTAGACGCGGCCTTGTCCAGAGAAATAAGCCATGTTCAGTCTCCTTGGGAAATGTTGGCGGTGCCGGACGTGGCATCACGGCGGGTGGGTTTGAGGTCAGTGGCGGGCGTTGCCGCCTTGGCTACGCCCTGCGCGATCAGCCAGCGGGCGCTGGCATCAGCAAGGTCGAAGCGTTCGCCCACGTTGCGGCGCTGGCCTGCGTGGGTGTGTGGTTTGAGCAGTTCAATGTGCATTGGGGGTTCATCCTGTTTGGGTGAGGTCGATGGCGTGGGTGCGGTAACGAATCTCGTAGCGGGCTGGGAGTGCTGCGGCCCCGGCGTCGGCGTCGTCGAATTCCCATTCGCAGTCGATCTCGCGCACGGCGATGGCGAGGCCGCCCAGATTCGGGTCAGCCAGCAAGGCTGCGTGGGCGGCGACCAGCGTCTGGTCGGCCACGTCGAAGGCATCCGCGCCGCGTGCCACCACGGCAAGCCGGACGATCAGCAGCCGGTCGACGAGGTGGTTGGCGTGGGCGGTGATGCTGTCGCCATCGACGAACAGCAGCAGTGCCGGACTGGCCTCGCGGGTGACCGGCACGGCAGGCATGCGCAGCACCGGAATGGGTGCAATCGCGGATGACAGGCGCGTGACGACCTCCAGCAAGACGCGCTCGCGGACGGAGTTCATGGGGCGTTCCTCAGAGTTGGGAGAGCGAGGCGCGACGCTCGGTGCCGTCGCCGATGGCGCGCACGTCGCGCACCTGATAGCTGTTGCCTGCCACCTCGACCGTGTCCCCGGCGGCCAGCGTCAGCCACGCCGCCGGGTAGTCGATCTGGTAGTCCCGCGACAGCGCGAAGCCATCGAGCACGGTTTCGTCCGGGGCGCGGAAGGCGCAATGCACGGTGATACCGGCGAAGGACACCGGCGTCAGCAGCCCGGCATTGCGCGCCGCTTCGTACAGCGTGACGACATCCACGGTCGGATCAGGCTGACGTCAGCTTGATGAGCACGCCCGGACGGTGGCACATCGGCAGCGGGTTCGATTGCGTGTGCAGATCGGTGCCCCGGTCGAACTTGCGCGGCTCCTGCTTGGCGTACAGCGGCTGGCCGAGGGTGTTCACCGTTTCGTTGAAGTCGGCGGGCGCGAAGTACGTTGCGAAGGTGTCCACCGTGCCAACCGGGAAGGCATGGGCTTCCCCGGCGGCGATGAAGCGGCGCGTGCCCAGTGTGCCGTCGGCCTGCACGAAGGAGGCTTGGCCACGGTACTCCTCGAAGGTAATGCCGCTGTAGCTGAAGCCCGAGCGCATGTCGTTGATCAGCACCGCGCCCTGTTGCCAGTTCTGGTAGGCGGTCTTGACCTCTTTGTGGGTGGTCAGCGCGCGGAAGAATTCCGGCGAGCACAGCACATGAAGGCCCGTGGAGAACTCGCCCGCCAAGCCATCTTCCATCAGACCCAGCAGCTCGAGGCACGCGCCCTTGAGTTGGCCGTTGTCGGTGGCGGTGGAAAACTCGAACGGCACGCTCTGCGCCGTGATGTCGAACTCATCGAACAGATCGACCAGCGTGCTGCCATCGGCATCCAGAATCATGCCCTTGAGCGCACCCATGCGCAGGTGCTCCAGGGTGATCGCATGCTTGTTGCGCATCGTCTCCAGATGACGGGCCATGACGCCGCCGATGGCTTCCATCTCGGTTTCCGAGCCGAAGGCGCGCAGGCCTTGCACCTCTTCGGGCAGCACCACGTCGTCATGCGGAATGTGCGGGATCACGAAGGAGCGCAGCTTGCGCTGGCCACGTTCACCGACCGTGCCGGGCGAACCGGGCGCGCGGGTGGGCAAGAGGTTCAAGCGACCGGCGAACTCCTCGACGATGATCTGCCGGGTGCGCACCGGTTTGGCCGGAAACAGGTTCAGTTGCTCCAGCCGCCCGTAACGGTTGGGCAGCAGGTTGATGGCGGCGGTGAGGCTGGCCATCGAGAAGCCGGGGTTTTCAAAGGGGTTCTGCATTTGGGATCTCCAGAAATGACGAAACCCGCACAGCGGCGGGTTTTTGGGGGAGTGAAACGGCGTATCAGGACGGGGTCAGGCGCTGTCGCGCACGAGCACGCCCAGAAAGGTGAGCTGGGCGATGGCGGCGGCTTTCTGCGCAGTGGTGATGCCGGTCGGCCAGACCAGTGCGCCGCGCGCGACGATGGCGTGGCGCGCGATCACCAGCGCGTCGTCGCGGTCGATCAGCGTGGCATCCACATCGCCTGCCAGGACGCCGATGGCGATTTCGCTGCCGTCGGTGGCGTCCGGGTCGAAGGCCTTGAGTTTGCTGCTGGTGGTGTCGCGTCCGACTACGGTGCCCAGAGCGAGCTTTTGCCCGGCGGCCACGGTATCGGTTTCGCGCGAGTAGAGATTCGGCGCTTCGTACTTGAGTAGGTCGCCCAGCGTCTGCGGTTGTGCAATGGCGGTCATGGCTTACTCCTTGGCGGTGAGTTTCTTGACGGCAGCGACCACCGGGCTGTTTTCCGGGCGCTGGCTGGTGCCTGCATCGACGGTGATGCGCGAGGCGATTTCGGGCTGATCGGCACGGGCATCGAGCAAGGCTCGGCGCACCTGCGCTTCGGAAAACCCGGCGGCGAGGAATTCCGCCGTGCGTTGCGACTGGCCCGCGATCAGGCACATCTCGGCAATGGCCTGCGCCTGAACGCGCCCGCTGGCGAAGGACTGCGCCAGTGCGGTGCTGGCGACAGGTGCCGGTTGCGGATCGCCTTCGTCTTGCGGCTGCTCGGCCTGCTGGGCGGGGTCGGTCGGATCGTGTGGTTCGTGTGGATCGTGAAGATCGTCGAGGGCGACGTGTTCGTCCGGGTGTTCGGTCATGGTGTTCTCCAAAGTGAAAGAGGTGGATCGAGAGGCGTGGTGAAGCGTGGGAGGCGAAGCGCGCGGCAAGGCAGACGACCGGGCTTGTGATGTGGCCTGCGGGCGCTGGGCGGCCAACGCCTCGGCGAATTCGGCCAGCACCTGATCGAAGGGCAGCACCGCGTCGGCCAGTCCTGCGGCCACTGCGTTCTCGCCGAAATACACGGCAGCTTCGGTGGCGCGCACGGCATCCACATCCAGTTGGCGCATCGCGGCAACCTGCGTCGTAAAAATCCCGTAGAGCCGGTCGACTTCGCTTTGCAGCGTGCCCGCTGCCTGCGGGCTCAAGGGTTCGTGCGGCGAAAGATCGTTCTTGTGGCCACCGGCAAAAACGGCGGTGTAGTGCAGTCCGTCCTTGGCATCCTTGATGGCCTGATCGACGTGCAGCGCGATTACACCGACGGAGCCCACACCGGCGGTTTGCGACAGCGTTACGCGCTGGCAAGCAGCGGCAATGGCGTAGGCCGCCGAATACGCAGCATCATTGGCGTGCGCCCAGATCGGCTTGATCCGGCTGGCGGCGCGGATGCGCTCGGCCAACTCGAACACACCGCCCGCTTCACCGCCGGGAGAATCCAGATCGAGCAGGATGCCCGCCACCTGTGGATCGGCCAGCGCGGTTTCCAGCCGGGATTCCAGTTCGTCATAGGCCATCAGGCCCGAAGCGGCATCAAGGCCCAGCGAGCGTTTGACCAGGGTGCCGAACACCGGAATGACGGCAATGCCCGATTGCGCAAACGCCCGGGCCTGCTTGGGTTCTGGGATGGGAAAGGCCATGTCCCGGTCGGGCAAGCCGATGCGTGAACCCAGCACGGAGAGGATCACGTCGAGTTTGGGGCGCGCAATGAGCAGCGGCGTCCCGATGATGCGGGACGCCAGATGGATGAGGGGCATGTCAGTTGTCCTGTAGGTCAGGCTGCGTTGGCACCGGGGCTGCAGCAGCAAAAGGCGGCTTGTCGTGGCGCGGGTCGGAGTCGAAGACCAGACCTAGTTCATCGGCCCGCTGGTTGTCGGCGGCGATCTCGCGGTCGATGTCCTCGGCGTCGTAGCCGAAGGCCGAGATGGCTTCCGAGCGCGACAGCAGTCCGGCACGAATGGCGGTCAGCATCGCGTCGAATTCCTTTTTCGGATCGACCCACTGCCAACCCTGTGGAATCCATTTGGCCGCCAAGTAGTCGCGCCGTTTTTTACTGAAGTCGGTCAGTGGCAATGCGCCTTCCAGCGCTGCCTGTTCCATCCACGCGCGCCAGATCGGGCGGCACAGTTGATGGACGATCACGTTGTGCTGGATGGCCTCGCAGCGGCGACGAAACTCCAGCAGCCCGGCGCGGATCGACGAGTAGTTCACCTGTGTCAGATCGCCCGTGAGCATCTCGTAGGTGATGCCCATCGCGGCGGCCACGGCGCGAAACTGCATGCGCAGAAATTCGGCGTAGCTCGCGCCCACGTCGGCGGGCTGGCTGAACTTCACGTCTTCGCCGGGCTCCAGAATCTGCATCGTGCCCGGTTCCAGCCCGGCCATCGCCGCGCCATTGGCATCCGGCAGCCCTTCGCCCATCAGGTTGTCCTCGGGCGACAGGCGCGTGATGAAGCCCGCGAACATCGCCGCCGTCTTCTTGCGCACCAGCTCGGCGTCGTCGTACTGGTCGAGTTCGTTGAGCTTGACCAGTGCCCGGGCCAGCCACGGTTCGCCCCGGATCTGGCCGGGACGCAGGGGGCGGAACAGATGGACGATTTCAGCGGCAGGCACGCGCACGGTGTCGATGCTGCTGCCGACTCCGCCATTGCCGGACATCGGGGCCAGCGAGCCGTCGCCCGGGTGCGCGTTGTACAGGTGGTAGGCCACGCGCCGACCGAGCTTGTCGAACTCGATGCCCGCGCGGATGACATTGCCGCCGGGCCGTTCGGTGTTCAGCGTGGCCGGTAGGTGTTCGGGTTCGAGCAACTGCAATTGCAGACCGACCGCCAAACCATCCTCGGGATGGCGGTAGCGCAGCCGCACCAGACATTCGCCGCCTTCGAGCATGGCGCGACAGGCCAAGGCCTGCAGGCCGTAGAAATCGGTCAGTCCGGCGGCATCGGCGTCCTCGCACCAGTCCCACCACAGGCTGTGGATGGCTTCGCGCAGATCGTTGTCCGCCACCATCGACTGCGGCTTGATGCCGGTACCGATGGCATTCGAGACGAAGGCCTCGACGCCTGCCGCTGCCCACGCATTGCGCCGCACCAGATCACGGCTCTTGGCGCGCAATTCGTTCTGCGTATAGGGCAGCGCCGCGACCGCACCGGGGTTGCCGACCTGCCACGCCAGCGCACGGCGGCCACCGCCAATGCCGTCGTAAAACGGCGTGCCACCCAGCAGGCTGATGCCGACACCCTTTCTTACCCGAGCACGCATACGGTCAAACCATTGCATGCTCAGAACCCCTTGCCCGTGGTGATGCGGATCTGGCGCGGCGCACCGGGCCATAGGCCGGTGTCCACGGCCTGCTCGAAGAGGTCGCGCTTGACGGCGGCGATGGCGGCCATGAGTTCATCGACGCTGCGGTACTCGACGGTCTTGTCGCCGAAGGTCACGCGCTTTTCGCCCTTGACCAGCGCCAGTTCCAGCGCGTCGAGGTGTGCTTGTGTGTAAGCCATCAGCGGTACACCGTAAGATTGATTTCGTCGGCGTCGGTCGCCGCCGTGGAAGAAGCGCAACTGACATCGAGTTGCTGCGCGGTTTTGGTGTCACCACTGGCGCGCACCAAGGCCACACGCTGCAGACCCAGAATGGTTGGGCTCTTGACCACCGAGGCGATCCAGCAGTAGTTGGCATCGGCCATCGCATTGACGAAGGTCACGCGGTAGCGCCCGGTGCCAAGGCGGGTGACGCTGGCCACGTTGTGTGAGGAGCGCACGACGATCTGGCTGCTGACGTAGCCGAAGCACACCCACGCCCGGGCCAAGCCGGGATGGGTGGCGTCGATCTTAGTCTTGACCTCCAGACCGATGCGGCTGGCCAGCGCCGTGATGCGCGATGCGAGGCTCATCAGGCCAGCGCGCCTTCAAACACGGCGACGAAGTCGGTGTCGGTGTCGCCCACATCACTAGCTGCCACCGCGCCGATGTTGCTGCGCGCCTGTGCCTGCTCGGGTGCCGAGAGGGTTTGCGCGGCATCGAAACGCACGCGGTTGTTGACGGCGGCGAGCAGCGCATCCAGACCCGTGGTGCCGTTTTGCAGCAGTTGCTGGATTTCCAGCAAGGTGTCGTAGGCCGCATCGGCACCGCCCAGGATTTCCGACTTGAGCGCATCCAGCAGCGTGACGATCTTGCTGGACGAATAGGTGCTGGAAATGGCGATGTTGGCGTCGTCGATTTCCGAGGACGACACCACGGCGGCCTTCAGCTCATTGATGGCCGCGACCAGATTCGATTTGTCGGTGGTGGTGAGGTTGGCGAGGTTGCCTGTCTTGGCTCGCACGTCGTTGAATTCCTGCGCGACGCGGATGACCAGACTTTCGATACGGGTAGCAAGACTCATGTTTTCTCCTTGGGATGTCAGGACAGCCAGCGGCTTTTGATCACGCGCCGACCGGGGTTGCGGTTGCCAGAAACAACGAGGCCACCTCGTGGGGTGGCCTCAGTGGGTGATTCGGTTGTTGTTTCAGGGGGTGGCGAACTGGCCATCCCCAGTTGTCGTTCCAGTTCCCGCCAGTGGCGTTCCTCGAAACGATCCAGTCCCGCGCTGGACGCGGCAGCGCGGGCGTAGACGTAGCAGTCCAATGCCTCGTTGCGCTCGCGCATCTTTTGCCACTCGCGCACGGGGAAGCCGTTGCGGTCGCGGCGGGTGATCAACTGCTCGGCGCAGAGCTGCTGGATGAACTCGGCGTCGATCTTGGGCAGGTGAACGAAACCAGCGGGAAACACCGGGGTCAGTCCGTCCTCGCCAACGTCCGCGCTCTTGCGCAGGTTGTTGTAGAACTCCAGCTTGGCGATGCCGCCCGCCACCGAATACACCTTGATGCCCCGGCGCAGCTTTTTGCCACCCTGCGAGACATCGATGGCAGTCGGTGTGCCGATCAGCGCTGCGCCGCGCGCCACACCCTTGACCGCCATCACGCGCGGATCGTGGCAGGCCCGTACGAACGCGTAGGCTTCCTGAGTCGCAAAGCCAGTGTCCAGTGCGAAGCGGGCCAGCGGCATCTGCGCTCCGCAAGCGTGTGTCCACTGCTCGGCTAGCATCGCGGCCAGGGCTTTCCACACCGCGTCGCGCGCGGTGTCGCCCATCAGCACGCGGTGCTCGATGAGCCACGATTCCTTGCCGCGCCCGAAGGCCCAGACCGAGGCTTCGATCCGATCCTTCTGCACGTCGGCTGCACCCACCAGCAGCAGGCCGCCCAGCGGCACGCTGCCGATGCGGTACTCCTCGCGGCGCTCGACCAACCGTTGCCAGTCGGGCGCTTCGCCTTCCTCGACCCACGTCTCGCCGAGTTCGGTGTTCTTGAAGGTCTTGATGGCGGCGGCCGATCCCGATTCCTTGTTGACCGCCGCTTCCCACGCGGAGGCAATGTCGCGCCACGCGCGCCAGCCCACCGGGCTGTACAGCGACGACAGGTGAAAGCCCGCCGTCTTGCCCTCGGCCATCGCCTGCCACTGCCCACGCTCCAGCATCCACGTCTTGTGGTGCTCGGCAATCGCCGTGTCGCAGGCCTCGCAGACGTAGGCCGCCGTTTCCGGTTGGCCCTTGTCCCAGCGCAGCTGCTCGAAGCGCAGCCACTGCGGGTGGTTGCAGTGCGGGCACGGCACGAAGTAGCGACGCTGGTCGCTGGCCTCGTACTCGCGCTCGATGGCCGACGCGCCCGAGATCGTCGGCGTCGACACGATGAAAATCTTTCTGCGCGCAAAGGTGCGCGTGCGTGCCTCGGCCAGCGAGATCGCGTCGCCTTCGCCCTCGACGTCAAGCGGGTAGCCATCCACCTCGTCGAGGAACAGATAGCGCACCGGCATCGAGCGCAGGCCGACGGCACTGTTCGCGCCCGTCATCACCAGCACGCCACCGCGAAACTCCTTCGCCAGAATCGTATTTCCCGAGTCGCGCGAGCGTGCGGGCGCGATCAGTTCCGCCAGCGCCGCCGATTCCTCGATCAGCGGGTCGATCCGCTGCTTGGAGTTGCGCTTGGCCATCTCCACTGTCGGCCACACCGCCATCATCGGCCCCGGCGCGTGATGGATGACGTAACCGATCCAGTTGCTGCCCATCTCGGTCGCGCCGAGTTGCGCCGCCTTCATGAACACCACACGCTCGACCGGCGAGGTCGGCGACAGGCAGTCCATGATCGCCTTCAGGTACGGCGTGCGGGCTGTACGCCAGCGGCCCGGTTCGGCGGATGCCTTGCTGGAGAGCATCCGGTGCCGATCCGACCATTCCGACACCGTCAGTAGCGGATCTGGCGTCAAGCCGTCGCGCCACGCGCGTTTGATCTCCTGTGCGCCTTCGTAATCGTCCATCGTCATCAATCCCAGATCAATCGACTCTGGGGCGCAGTTCGCCCAGTTCGATCAGGTGCTCACGCACGGCAGCCTCCAGCGCAACGTGCATCTGGTGCGCATCGACGCCGAGCGCAGAGGCCATCTGCCCCGAGATGCGCGCGGGCCAGTTGAGCCACGCATCGCGCTCGATGCGCGCCAGCTTGAAAACGTGCGCCACGGCCTGCGCCCGATCCACCAGTTCCTTCTTGCGGTGCGCCAACTCCACCTTGTTGAGCTGGGCCTTGAGCACTTCGTTGACGGTGCGCGCCTGCAGCAGCGACGTACCACCCGCTGACAACGGCGGCGCGCCCGGTTCGGGTGCCGCACGTTGCGGCGTTGCATCGGCAGTTGCGGGCGCGCGCCGGGCTTTCGGGCTGCTGGCCTGCTCCTGCGCAGCGGCCCGGCGTGGCTGCAATGTGTTTTGTGCCCACTGCGCGTCCGCCGCACCCGGATCAATCGTGCCGTCTGGCAGTGCGGTGATCCGCCCGGTGTCGATGGCCTTCTTCACGGCCACGTGCGACACGCCACGGTGGCGCGCGTAGGCGCGAATCGAGAGTCCCATCGTCACCTTCAATCATTTGTTGGTCATTCCTGCGGATTGAGCTTGGCTTCCATCGGGAACAGCGCGTTCATCACGTCACGCCAACCACATCCTGAAAGGACGAAAGATGGACATCAGCAACCTCGACACCCTGGCCAAAAAACTCGCCGATGCCGCACTGACCGTGCTGGTGCGCACCTGCCGTGAGGAGGTGGCCAACGCAAGCCGCGATGAACTGGAAACAGCCTGCGCCGCGATGCGCGCCAAAAGCGCCAGGGTGATCGACCAGATGCTCGACGACGTTCGCATCGCGCCATGGGCCGCAGAAAACGCTTTCCGCTGCGCTGCGCTTGATCTGGCACAGGTTGGCATTGCCACCTTGCGCAAGAACTGAAATCACACACGAAACCACGCACCGATTTCGATCAAAAGCGCTTGGCTTCACCGGCGCACAGCGCGTGAATGCCATCGTCACCAACGCATCCAGAAGGACGAAGCCATGAGCCAGATCGACACCATCCTCAGCCTGATCGCCCAGAAGCATCTGGGCCTCGACACCCTGAAAACCCGCCACGCCGACAGCCTGGACTTCCACGACACGGCGGTGTGGTGCATCCGGGGCGCGCTGGAAGCAGCCTTCAGGGCAGGCGTTGAACTGGGCGCGGCGATGCCGAAGGCCACGGAAGCAGAAGTCGCCAAGCGCTGATCGAGAAGCAACGAAACCAAGCCCCTTATCCATCACTGGGCGCTTGGCTTCACTCCCGAACAGCGCGTTCATCACATCGTCATGCACCACCCCGAAGGAGCAGCCAATGACTACCACCCAACTCACTCCGGCCCAGCACGCCATCCTCGCCAAGGCCATCAACACCAGCGCGGGCAAGATCGAATGGTTCCCCGACAACATCAAAGGCGGCGCACGCAAGAAGGTGCTCGACGGCCTGTTCAACCGCGCCCTGATCACGCCTGACGGCGAGGGCTGGTGCGTCGCCGCCGAGGGCTACGACGCCTTGGGCATGAAGTGCCCGCACGTCAGCACCACGCGCATCTCCAAGTTCGAGGCAAACCTCGACGCGATCATCGCCAACGCCGAAGCGGCGCAGGACGCGCCGGAGGCCACCGCAGCACCACAGACCACCGACGCCGAGTTGGAGGCCGACGTGGCCGCGTGTGAGGCCGAGTGGGTCAAGAACGCCGCAACGGCACAGGCCAAGCCCCGCACCCGCGACAACAGTAAGCAGGCCGAAGTGATCCGGATGCTGCAACGCCCCGAGGGCGCGACCATCGGCCAGATCTGCACCGTCACCGGCTGGCAGGCGCACACGGTGCGCGGCACCTTCGCCGGAGCCTTCAAGAAAAAACTCGGCCTGACCATCACGTCGGACAAGCCCCAGGGCGGCGAACGGGTCTACCGCATCGCCTGAAAAGATGGCGAGAGAGGCCGGAAATAGCTTGGCTTCTCTCGCCACCAGCGCGTTCATGTGGGTGTCGCAAGCAACCACCCCGAGGAGAACACGCCATGAAATCCCAAGCCGATTACGAGATCGAATACGCCACCCGCAGCGGCCACGATGCACTGTCCAACGCCCGCGCCACGCTGGAGCGCGCACTGGCCGAACTTGATCGCTACATCACCCGATACGAGGACGCGGAGGACATCAAGGATAAGGCCAACGTGCTCAACTGGGCGCTCGGGCACCTTGCCACTTACGTCCCGAACAACGTGCGTCTGGACATCATCGCCATCGCGCAGGCAGAGCTGATGCGCGCCCGCGCCACCCAATGAACACCATCAAGCAGGAGGCCAGGAATAGCTTGGCTTCCTGCTTGAACAGCGCGTTCATGCTGGTGTCGTGATTGACGACGCCACACAAGGAACCCTGCCATGACCATCATCATCGAGCGCACCCCGCGCACCTTGCAGTTTGGCGACGCCGCCCTGCAAGTCGAAGAGTTGAGCGTCCGCCTGCCATTCGCCCGCAAGCCTGCCGACCTCAACGAACTGGGCGGAAGCGATCAGCACAAGGTCTACGTCACCGAAACCAAGGAACTCACCGCCGCCGAATTCGACGCTTTCGCGCGCAGGCTGCTGGTGTCGCGCGACTGGTTGCGTGGCAAGGGCGGCGGAACCGGCGATGGCTTCCTCTGCGTCGAGGTCACCGCACCCGGTCGCCCCTACCTGTACGTCAATCCAGAGGGCGGTGATTACGCCCGCTACGTGGCCCGTCTCGGGTGATCGAAATTGATCGAAAAAGAAGCCAGGAACAGCTTGGCTTCTCCATCGGACAGCGCGTTACTACGGGTGTCGCAACGATCAACCCGAAGGAGAAAGCACCATGACCAACACCAACATCCCCGCCACCCGCAACGAAGGCTGGGGCTTCTGGGGCACGATGGGCGGACACGCCTGCATCGCGTGGCCTCTGGCCATGACCGCCGTCGCCGCCGCCACGGGCGAAGACCTCGACACCGTCCGCGCATTTCTCGACAGCCGCCACGGACGGCACTTCGCAGACGACGTCCACAACGGCCTCTTTGACGGCAAGAACATGAAGGATGCCATCGACGCCGCCACCGCCAAATGGATGGACTGGACGATTGGTCGCCAGACCAGCAAGGACTACGGCATCCCGCGCGGTCTGCCTTACCTCACGGGCTACGTGATCCATTGCGGCATCGTCGAAGAGCAAGAAGCCGCCTGATGAAAACCCTCACCGCCGAACGCGAACAGGCGCTGCGTTGGCTGATCGCCAACCGGCGTCCGGATGTTTCCATCGAACAGGCAGTGCGCGTGATGTGTGCCGCGCTGCCTCGCGATCTCGCCACGATGCAATTGCTGCGGCGCATAGCCGAGGAAGAAGAAGCCAAAGCGCCTGCGCGCGGATTCAACTGGCGCACGCCTCCTGGTCTGCCGCCTCGCGGATAGCCTGCTTGCCGGTGAATTCTTCCCACCGGCGCACGATCACGTCCACGTACTTCGGATCGAGTTCGATCAGCCGGGCGATGCGGCCTGACTTCTCCGCTGCAATCAGCGTCGTGCCGGAACCGCCAAAGGGATCGAGCACCACGTTGCCGGGGCGGCTGGAGTTGCGGATGGCCCGCTCGACCAGTTCCACCGGCTTCATCGTCGGGTGCAGGTCGTTCTTTTGCGGCTTCTTGATCGCCCACACGTCACCCTGATCGCGGTCGCCGCACCAGTGGCGCGTCACGCCCTCGCGCCATCCGTACAGGATCGGCTCGTACTGGCGCTGGTAGTCGGCGCGGCCCAACGTGAAGGTGTTTTTCGCCCAGATGATGAAGGTTGACCACTTGCCACCGGCAGCGCGGAATGCTGCCTGCAGCACGTCGAGTTCGCTGGACGACATCGCCACATAGATGCCGCCGCTGCAATGCGCCACAGTGGGCGTTAGCGCTGCCAGCAAGAAGTCGTAAAAGCCATCGCCCAAGTTGTCGTTGAGGATCGCGCGATCCTTGCCGCGCATTTTGTCTTTGGCGCTGTTGGCGTAGTTCACGTTGTACGGCGGGTCGGTGAAGACCATGTCCGCCACGCCGCCCTGCATCAGCCGGTCGTAATCCTCGACGACGGTGGCATCGCCGCACAGCAGGCGATGCTTGCCCATGATCCAGACATCGCCCGGGCGCGAGATCGGCGTCTCGCCAAGCTCCGGCACCGCATCCTCATCGGTCTGGCCTTCGTTGTCCGGCTCATCGCCCGCGATCAGCTCGGCCAGCGCGTCAGCATCGAAGCCGGTGATGTCGAGATCAAAGCCTTCGAGCTGCAAGGCTTCCAGCTCGATCCGCAGCATCGCGTCGTCCCAGCCCGCGTTCTCGGCGATGCGGTTGTCGGCGATGACCAGTGCGCGGCGCTGCGTTGGCGTCAGGTGATCGAGCACGACCACCGGCACGATGGTCAGCCCGAGCTTTTGGGCAGCGGCGAGCCGACCGTGGCCCGCCACGATGATGCCGTCGCTGCCCGCGAGGATCGGATTGGTGAATCCAAACTCGGCGATGCTGGCGGCGATCTGGGCCACCTGATCATCCGAGTGCGTCCGCGCGTTGCGGGCATAGGGCAGCAGCTTGGCGGTTGGCCACTGTTCGATCTTGTCGGCGAGCCAGCTCATGCCACCACCTCGGCATCAACGGTGCTGGCGCGCTCAACGGCGACCTGCTCGAAGGACTGGCCGGTGGCGATCAGGGTGATCGGCACGCCGGGATGGTTCTGCTGGAATCGTTTGATGGCGACGTCCACATACTCCGGCGCGATCTCCACGCTGCGGCAGACGCGGCCCGTGCGTTCGGCAGCCAGCATCGTTGTGCCGCTGCCACCGAAGGGTTCAAACACGAGGTAGCCCGCGTCGGTGTAGGCCTCAATCACGAACTCCGGCAGCGCTACCGGGAACACGGCGGGATGGTCGATGTTTTGACCGATCTTGCCCTTGTGGCGCATCACGCGGATCACGCTGTCAGGGATGCGCGTGTCCTGCGTGGGCTGGCCTTTGTGCGTCCAGCCACCGACTTCGCCGTCCTTGCCGCGCATCGCGGTGGACGATCCATCGGCGCGCAGATGCGATTCCTGGCCCGCGTGCTTGCAGGGCACGATTTTGTTGGGCTTGCGGGCCTCAAAGTTGAAGTGAAAAACGAACTCGAAGCTCGGGGCCAGTCGGCCCTGCCAGTCGCCGGGCATCCCCGGCCCCTGATCCCAGACGTACCACGCAAAGCGCCGCCATCCCTGCTGGCGCATCCAGCCGAGCCACGCATCCCAATACGGGATCACTTCGTTGTCGCGGTGAATGAGGCCCAAGTTGACCAGCACTTGGCCATCGTCCGCCATCGGCAGATGCGCGAACACGCCGCGCATCAGGCCATCCCAATCGGTGATGCCGCCCGAGGTGTAGTCGCGCTGGTTGCCGTAGGGTGGCGAGGTGAAGCACAGCCGCGCGGTATCACCGCCCATCAGCGCGGAGACCACGGCCCGGTCGGTGGCATCGCCACAGATCAGGCGGTGCTGGCCGATGGCCCAGACATCGCCGGGGCGGGACACCGCCACGACGGGGGCGTCCGGCACGTCGTCCGCAGCATCCGGCTCGTCAGCGTCTGGTTCCGCCTCGGTGTCAGGATCGGCGTCCAGCACATCACCGGCGAGCAGCGCCTCGATCTCGGCATCCTCGAAGCCGGTCAGCACAAGGTCGTACCCGGCCTCGGACAGGTCGGCCAGTTCCAGCGCCAGCATCTCCTCGTCCCAGCCCGCATCGAGCGCCAGCCGGTTGTCGGCGATCACCAGCGCGCGCTTCTGCGCGACGCTCAGGTGGGCCAGTTCGATCACCGGCACCTGATCCAGCCCCAGCTTGCGGGCAGCGGCCAGACGCCCGTGCCCGGCAATGATGCCGTTGTCGCCATCGACCAGGATCGGGTTCGTCCAGCCGTACTCGACGATGCTGGCCGCGATTTTGGCGATCTGGCCTTCAGCGTGCGTGCGCGGGTTGCGGGCGTAGGGAATCAGCGCCTCGACCTTGCGGTACTCGACGTTGAGCGTGTTCAAAGTGAAAGTCCCAAAAGCAAAACCCGCCGAGCGTTGCCGCCGGGCGGGTTGGATGAATGATGAATCTGGACGGTGGTAACCGTGCCTTGGGGTGGTAACCCGAGCCGGTAACCTGCCGACTGGTAACCTTGCCCGCGCCCTGACGCTAAAAAAGCGTCGCGCTCGCGCCCCCCGCATGGGTTATTCCGCAGGAAGGGCCCATTTTTTTCGGGCCGCCTCGCTTGCCGTCACCGCTGTCCAGAAGGTAGCTGAATATTACGCTCGGATGCCGCGATTTGTTGCAGTCGATCCGATCCGAAAAAGGGACAAACGCCGGAAACGAAGGACAAACGCGGCAAGCATTACCCTAAATTGCCCACGTTTTTGGAAGGCAATCGCACGCCATCGCCGTTGAGTTGTGTCGCTACGATCTCCAGCGCCCGTTGCCACCGTCGCCACGCCGTCGTCCGGTCGCAGGCAAAGCGGATGGTGATGTCCCGCCAGCCGTAGCGCTTGGCGCGCATCCACACCAGATGGCGCTGCTCGACCTCCAGCCACTGCACCCACTGCATCGCCTCCAGCATCCGGTCGATGGCGTCGGGTGCGGGCGGGAATGGGCGGTAGACCTTCTCATCGGCAGAGAACGTCTCCCACTCCCGGCGCACGATGGCAGGCCAGCAGTTGAAGTAGCCCTGCACGCGCACGGGTGGCAGGCGTCGGGAGGTAGCGGCAGCTTCCTCGAAGCGAGCTGCCACGTCCTCAATCGTCCAAGCGGTGTGACGGTTAGCCATGACGCCGTCCTCCTGCACCGTAGAGACGCTCACCAATCTGGCGCACCAATTCGCGCTCCATCCAGTCGAGACGTTCATCGTCGGGTGACACGACCAGGATGTGCTGGTCGCGCCAGCCGCGTTGCTTGATGGCGTCCACATCCTGGACATCAGGCTGGAGTCGCCCGAGGGGACAGCGGTATTGGGGTGTCGGAATCTTCATCTCACACCTCCCGTTCCAGTGCGTGCTGCTCGATAGCCCAGTGCAAGAGCGCCAGCGCGTCGGCTTCGTTGTCGTCGGTCGGGGCGTGGCCGCGCGCGGTGACGGATGCGATCACATCCCCTTTGCCCGCGTTGCCTTTGCCGGTGGCGTGCTTCTTGATCGTGCCCACCGGAACGCCCTGGTACGGAATCTGGTGGTGCTCGCACCACGCGGTGAGCGTGGCGAGGAAGCCGCCGTAGGCGTGTGCCGCATCGGTCGAGACGTGGCGGCGCACTTCCTCGAAGTGCAGGCAGTCGATGCCGTCGCAGGACTGCTTGATCTCGGCGAGCCAACGCTTGAATCTCAGAAAACGCATTCCGCCGCCTTCAAAGCGTTGCGGCCGGAAGCTCTCGGAGCCGCTGGTGATGTGGCCATCGCTGCCGCGTAGCGCCCAGCCGGTGGTGGTGCCCAGATCGAGGGCAAGAATGGTGGTGGTCATGGTGTCAGTCCTCGTTTTTGGCGGGCCTGACGGATCGGACGGGTCGTATCGAAAGTCTCCATGAGGCGCGCGCACGCGCACGTGTAGGAGTTACGACGTAGTCCGTCCGATCCGTCAGACGCGGTTGCTTCAGTCATCGGCGTAAGGGGTGTAGGCGGGTGCTGGCGGGTACTTGAGGCCAAGGCCCTGAAACCCGCGTAAACCCATACCGTTGCGCCACTTGTCCAAGCCCCGGTTGAGCAGCAGGTCGGCAAAGCGCTTCTGCGAGCCGGTGAATTCACCAGCTGCCTCGGCCCACACCTTCCAGTCGGAGAACAGTTCGGCAGTCAGCGACTTGGCGTTCGGGGTGCGCACGCAGCGTTCGTCGAGCCAGCGACCCAGCGCGTCCTCGGCCTCGAAATACTCCTCAGTGGCGTCCACCACCCGCTGCGGCGGATCGAGCCGACCGTGGCGCTGCCAATCCAGACAGCCCTGCACAGCCCACGTCAGGATGCCGTCGCGTTCGGCCAGCAGCTTGTGCTGCAGGTTCTTGTCGCGGCGCTCGGGCGGCACGGTGATGGTGAACGGAATCAGGTGCAGACGCCGCTTCATCGCCTCGTCGATGTTGCGGATGGCGGGCTTGTGGTTGCCCGCCACGAACAACTTGAACTGCGGGAAGAACTCGAAGAAGTCCTGGCGCATGAAACGCGCAGCGATCTTGTCGCCACCGGTCAGATTCTTGAGCTTCGACTCGGCCCAGCGTTTGCCCTGTTCGGTTTCGATGGCCGCCACGAAGCGTGCGCCGCGCAGTCCCGCCATGTCGGTCGGGTGCCGGTCAGTGCGCGTTTCCATGAACGTGTCCATCGGCGCGTTGGTCGCGTAGTCGCCGAGGATGGTGGCCAGCGTGTTCACGAACACCGACTTGCCGTTCGCACCCGTGCCGTACAGGAAGAACAGCGCGTGCTCCTGCGTCGATCCGGTCAGCGCGTAGCCGATCATCCGTTGCAGATAGGCCTGAAGCTCCTTGTCGCCGCCGGTGACCTCGTCGATGAACTGCTGCCACGTCGGGCAATCGCCGCTGGGCGTGGCCGTGGTGATCTTGGTCATCCGGTCGGCACGCTCGTGCGGTCGCATCCGGCCTGTCTTGAGATCGACCACGCCACCGGGCGTGTTGAGCAGCCACGGGTCGGCGTCCCATTCATCGGTGGTGGCCGCGTGCCTGCGGTCGGCGCGCGCCAGCCGTTCCACGCCGCCGACCGTGCTGGCGCTGGCCAGCTTCGCTGCGACCTTGGGGTTGTCGGCGCGCACGGCGGTCTGGCGGCAGACGCTGCGGATCAAGTCGGTGGCGGCCAGCGTGTCTTCGGTGCGCCAGCGTTGCCCGTCCCAGACCAGCCACCGGCCCCACGCCGCGACGTAGCGCCAGTCGCGGTGGTAGCGGCGGGTGAAAGACAGCGCCAGCGCATCTTCGGTGCCCCAGACGGATTCGTCGCTGCTGACCACCGGATCGACGTCATCGGCCACATCGTGCATCTGCAGGCGCGGGCCGTGGGTGAGGAAGGTGGCGACGTCGAAGCCCTCGGCGATGGCGTCCGCTGCGTCCCAGCCCTCGGCAGCCTCCTCGGGCGGGTACAGGATGTGGCAGGACTTCGCGCCCGCAGACAGGATGGCCTGCGCCGCCAGCGTGGCGTACTCCCAGCCCGGCTTGTCCCGGTCAGGCCAGACCAGCACGGCCTTGCCAGACAGAGGCGACCAGTCGGTCTTGTCGACCGGAGCGTTCGCGCCGTGCATCGCGGTGGTAGCCACGATGCCTGCCTCGATCAATGCCTGCGCGCATTTCTCGCCTTCGACCAGCACCACCTGCGCGGCACTGGCCATCCCCGGCTGGTTGTAGAGCGGACGCGGGTCGGGCGGTGTCATCTTGCGCCGCTTGGCGTCCCAGGGTCGGAACTGCTTCTTCTGCCCGGGCGGGTCGTAGCGGTAGACGACGGCGAGGAGATGGCCTGCCGCATCGAGATAGTCCCACTTGGCAGTGGCGGGGCCGAGTTCGTCGACAGGTGCATCCTTCTTGCTGGCCTTGCGCACAGGCTTTTCTCTGGCACGACCGAGCAGATCGGCGGCTGCGTCGAGCACGTGCGGGAAATCGTGCAGCACGCCGATGCCGAGGTGTGCGGCGATCAGCGCGAAGATGTCGCCGCCGTCGCCGGTGGCCCGATCCATCCAAAGCCCTTGCTTGTCGCCATCGAGAACCACTTCGAGGCTGTCACCAGGACTGCCCAGCACGTCGCCGATCAGGAGCTTGCCACGGCGCTTCTTGCCCGCAGGGAACAAGGTGATCAGAACGGATTCGAGGCGCGCAAGCAGGTCGGCACGCAGCGCTTCGCGTTCGTCGTCGCTGATGGTGCGGCGGTGGTGATCGGGCAGTGGCGCGATGTCGTTGAAGTCGAGCGTCATTTGACCTCCACGCCATCGGCGTCATCGTTTCGCCCTTGCACGGCAGAGCTGCGTGCGGCCCACTCGGACAGTTCGGACAGGCGATAACGCACCAGACCACCCATGAGGTAATGCGGGATGCGGTACTTGCTGCGCATCGCGTGATCGGCGAACCAGTAGTACGGCAAGCGCAGCGCGGCAGCGGCCTGCTTGGCGTCGATCATGGGTTCGATGGCATTCGCCGGAATGTTGTTGTCAGTCATGCTTGCGTCCTCCAGCAGCGGTCTTGCCATGCGCAGAACCGGCATTCGAAGTGAGTGGCTTCGTTGAAGGCGCGCGGCAGCAATTCACCGGCATCGGTCGCGGTGATGACTTTCACCGCGCGGTCGGTCATGCGCTGCGCCAGCGCGGGATCGAATTGCACGAGTTCGACGTAGATCTCCATCGTGTCGGCGTTGATCGCGGTGAACAGCGCTGGGCACTCGTGCAGTTGCAGGTGCGCCTGATACAGCGCGATTTGCGCGGCATAGACCGGCTTACTGACGGCCAGACCTTTCGATTCCACGTCGCGCCACGACTTCGCGCCGAGGCACTTGTTCTCCCACAGCGCGGGATAGCGGAAACCTTCAGGCCCGCCGACGATCACGCCATCGACGTGACCACGCAGACGACCGTGTGCATCGGAGAAGCCGAACTGGCCGCCGTCGGGTTTCTGCGTGCGCAGATCGAAACCCGCGCCGCGCAGCCACGCCACCATGCAGTCCTCCATGACGTGGCCGCGCTCGAAAATGCGCAGCATCCGCCCCTGCGTGTCGCGCCCGTGATCGACCGGCGCTTTGGCGTACTCGAACTGCAGCGCGCGCTCGCATGCCACGCCAAGACGCGATGCGCCGAGGTAATCGCGAGCCGTCTGCTGTTCGCGCACGCGCTGCATGCCGATGTCCACCAGCACCGCGACACGATCAGAGAGGCTTGAAGATGAATTGAAATCCAGCATCACTGCCTCCTCAGAATGGAATGTCATCGTCGAAATCCGCGAACGGATTCGCCGCATCGGGAGCCAACGGGTCGGGGGTCTGCGGCAAGCCCCGCACGGGCGGGAACTTGGTTTTTTCGTGGTGCGTGACCATCGCGTCCGACCAGCAGGTGACGATGGCGTCGATGACGCGCAGCGCTTCCGCTTCGGAGTAGTCGCCGAGCGGCTTGGCAAAACCGATCTCGCCCGCTGCCTCGCCGAACGCCTTGAGGCATTGGCGCATCGCAGCCATTTCGATATCAGACGGATCGATCATGGCGACCTCCGTCTGGTCGATGCGACCTTCCTTGGCGCGCTGCCAGTTGCCGTACAGCGCGTGGAACGCTTCCTGACAGCGGCGCGAGCAGAACACCCAGTCGAGCACGTAGCGGCGCGGATCGGCGGTCTTGAAGCGACCGTCCGTGTGGCCGTAGCCGCGTGCCTGTCGTTTGCAGACCCAGCATTTCATCGACCTCCCTCACTGCGCCCACGACGGTTTGCCCGTCACGGGTGCGCGTTGCGCAGCCGGTGCCTGATACGCAGACGTGGGTGCTGCCTGCGCCGGAGCGCCGGACGTACCGCCGCCCGAGGTCTTGGGCGGCACGCCCATCAACGGGGCGTAGTCGGGGTGATCCGGTTCGACCGCGACCTTGACCACGTTGCGATCTTGGCCCTTGCCGTCCTTCTCGATGTCCACGCGGACGAGGAACTCGATGCCGTCCAGTTCGTGGAAGCCCTGGATGCGGCGCGCGGCGGCGGCCTGCGGGCTGTTGTCCTGCGGGTGGACGTTGCGGGCGCTGTTGAGCGCGGCGCGGATGAAGCTGCGGCCCATCTGGCCCCAGGTCGGCCCCTTCTTGGAGTGCAGGCCGATGTTCGACCACATTTTGCGTTTGGCGTGATCGCCAGCCGTGACCACGAACTCGGCGGCGAGGTAGATGGAGCCAGTCTCGAAGGACTCGGTGGCATAGCCGCCGCTCCAGCCTTGCGAGGGATCGTCATAGCCACCGGGCTTGATGGTCATGCGCACCGGGACAGTGGTGCCCTTGGGGATCAGATCAAAGCCGGACTGCTGGGGGTCGGCATCCTGGAAATCGAAATAGTTGGACGACATGGCGATTACTCCTTGGATTCGGTGGTGTTCGGGGTGGTGGCGCTGGCGGGCACGGGCGTGCCCGCGCACTTGGCGATCAGCGCACCGAGATGCGGCGGCTCCAGCAGGTCGAGGCGACCGCTGCGGTCTTTGGCCGGGAAGCCGTAGGGATTGACGGTGTGGGTGACGAAGGCGCGGTAGGCGTTGCCGTCCTCGGCCTTGATCTCGGCCAGCGTCACCACCTCGTCGACGATGCCGGGCAGCTCCAGACTGGTCTTGCTGCCTTCGATCTGCGGCACGAACACCTTGCGGTTGTAGTCATCGAGGCGTTCGTCGAGGATCGCCACGAACACCACGTTCTTGGCGCGTGCGTGTTGCAGATGGGTCAGCGCGCCGATCATTTCCTGCCCGAGCAGGCCGTAAGCGCCACGCATGTCAGGCTTACCGGTGCGGTCGCTGACAGCACCCGGTTGCGTCTTGCACCACGCGAAGCACTGGCGGGACAACTGGGTGATCGAGTCGAGGAAGAAGGTCTGGTAGCGGTTGAGCTGGGCCGCGTCGCCAAACTTCTCGATGACGTGGTCGTAATGCGCCTGCGAGAACGCGGCCTCCGGCGGCAGCGACTTGTCCGGACCCGCGAGGAACACGAAGAAGTCGCGGCTCTCCGGCCACGATGCCGGGCGGATGGTGTCGCCCGGCCAGTCGGCCACCGCCAGATCCCCGGCCTCGATGTCGAGGAACAGCGTGGTGGTGGGGTCGAGGTCTTTGAGCCGGGAGGTCTTGCCGATGCCGGACTTGCCCAGCATCAGCAACTTGACACCCTTGCGCTCGGCCATGCGCTGCTGCGCGGAGATGATGGGGAGGCTCATCACGCGGCCTCCTTCAGCTCGTCGGCAACGGCGGGATTCCAGAGAATCTGGTAGCCGCTGTGGCCGTTGCGCGAGTACGGCATGGCCTCGGCCCATGCTTCACCGGCTTCGGTCAGTTCCCACTCGTCGCGGTCGTTGCGGAACTGGAATCCGCCTGCCGCGAGCAACTGGTTCGTGGCCTTGGCCGAGCGCTTCAGCAGCTTGCCCAACTGCGTGGCGTTCAAGGCGCAGATCGGCTCGTTGGCCGACGGCAGAGCGCGGCGCAGCACCTCGGTGGTGATGCCGGTGTTCTCCTGAATGCAGGTCAGCGTCGCCGCCGCCGCGATGCCCGGCTTCACGCCCGGCACCTTTGCCACGGCCTCACCGATCAGCAGGATCGCGGACACGCGGTCGTGGGTCGGTGCAGGCAAGGTCGCCAGTGCGCCGGACGCGGAGTAACTCCCGGTCTTGCGGATCGCGGGCAGTACCTCGCCGGTCACCCAACGCTTGAAGCGTTTCGCAGCGTCCTTCGTGCTGCCGAGAATCAGGGCGTAGAGGCCGGATTCGTTGACGTGGTTGGCGCGCTGGGTGCGCCCAAGGTTGTCGATGGCGTCCAGTTTCTGGACATCATCGGCGTCGACGTGGGATTCAATCGCCTGACGCGAATTGCCGAACTCCAAGATGGAGCAGACATCGCTGGCGTTGAACCACGGCAGGCCAGCGCCGTCGACCTGGACGCGCACGGCGTGCGCTTCGAACTGGAAGGGAATGATTGCGCTCATGGCCATTACTCCGAATCAAGGGAAAGGGTGAAAGACGGCTTGCCGGAATCGACGGTGCGGGCGGCGGCGAACTGCTGTTGCAGCGCCGGAGGCCAGTTCGTGAAGCGCGATTCGGAAACGGACAGCTTGATGTCGAGATAGCCCTCGACCTTCTCGCCGGATGCCACGATGCGTTCGGCGATTTCGGCCAGTTGCTGCTGGTTCCAGCTGACCTTCTTGGGCAGCTCGAACTTGAGGTGCAGCGGGCCGTCGCTGATGTGGGCAGTGCCGAAATCGCGGCCGGATTCACGCAGCGCCGTGCGCGCCCGCTCGCCGTAGGCGGCATCGAGAGCTGCGTCGAACTTGGTGCGGGCCTTCTTGAGCCAGTCGAGGGCTTCGTCGAGGTTCTTGTCGATTTCGGCTTTTTGCGCGGCGGACAGCGCGGCCAGTTGGCTGACAGACATCTCGGCGATGTCGGCGGGGAAGATGGTCAGATCGTTCATGGCCGTCCTCCTCACTGGTACGCACGAGTGAAGCTGGAGTAACGCGAGACGCGCCGCTCAAAGGCTTCGATTTCGTGCAGGAGATAGGTGACCCGACGACCGAGCTTGCAGTAGATCGGCCCGAGTTGCTCTTGCCGCCACCGGCGCAGCGTCTTGACGGAGAGTCCCCAGCGAATGGAAAGCTCGTTCTCGTCGAGGGCGATGCACACGGCACCGCCGGGATTGGGCCGGAATGAATCCCGACCGGTTTGGGTTGCTGGAACTTGGGTTTGCATTTCGATGTGCCTCCTAGATGAAATGGGCACATCGAAGTCTCCGCACAGGTTTATGGCCTGTGTCTGGTTCGATTTATGGTCGCGTTTATGGGTTGCGTCTCACCCGGTATTTCCCACGGGAAACTTTGGCGATTACATCCTCACGTTCTGCCTTACCGCCGAAGGCGTCATCGAACGACTGGTAGCCAGTGTTCGGAATTCTGTTGGCCTCTGCCCACGACATTTCTGGTGAGGGTTTGCCTTCCACGCCCCACATCTGCTTGATGATCTTGGCCCGTTCCGCAGACAGTTCGCGCGACCGATCGAAGTGCGGCAACTTCAAGCGGTCGCCTTGGAAGAATTGCAATGGTTCAGGCTCACCATCGGCCGTGACATAGCCACGCAGCACCCGATCAAGAGCATCGACGTCGAAGCTTTCCATGCCATTCGAGGTATGGATGAACTCATCCAGTCCGCGCAATGCATGGTCTCGAGGCAAGGCTGCATCTGATCGTTGTGCCAGCAACACCACGCCGCCGCGCAGCCACGCCGGGTCGGCCAGCACCGCAGAGGTATCGGCGCTTGGCGCACGCTTCCATGCCCGGCCTACGAACACCGGCACAAAGTCATGCGTTCCGGTGATGCGTAGTTCGCCCAGATGCCAGAGATGATTCGGTGTTCGGCAGGGGCGGTGTGATCGCCGTCGATCCTCAATGCCGATCAGTGAAGCCAGATCCGACAGCCACGGATTGATCTGAATGCCACACAGCGCGATGTCCCGCAGTGGCTGTACGACGGTTCTGCCGTTCTGTGGACTGCGGTAGCGATAGCAGCCCGCATCCGGATCGGTTTCGACTTCAACCTCGCATTCGGAATCGAGGAACGGCACCATTACATGCGTCAGATGGCCTTCCTCGGTAATCCAGCCTCGTTGCCGGAACTGCAGCCAATCACGGTCGAGTGTGGCTGCCAGCACAGGCGTATCGAGGCGTTGCAGCCTGTCGATGGCAGCGAGGAAGCGCAGGTGAATCGACATCGTCGGAATCTCCTCAGAATTCGCTCAATACGCCGATACGGATCAGTTGCTCCAGCACGCGCTTGCGGTCATCTTCGGTTTTGCTCTTGTCGTTCAGGCCGTTGGGGGCGGTGATCTGCACGGCAACGTTGTGCGCCTTGCGGTGGGGCTGCTTGGCCATGCGCATCACCAACTTGACCTGCGCCAGTGCGTACTGGGTCAGATCCTCAGCGCTGTAATCCTCGTAGGCGACCTGATAGATGTTGCGGCCGTCGCGCCGGTCGCGGGTGATTTCCATCTTGCTCGCCAGTTGGCGGACGACCGACTTTCCGCCCAACTCCAGCGGCTGTTCAAAAGGTTTGGCCACTTTGATCTGCAAGATTTCGACGCGCTCGATATCTGCGATGCGGTCCTGTTCCAGTCGTTTGAGCATGGCCGAGGTGGAGAACCCGAACAGATCGAACTGGCGAATCGGCATGTCATCAATCGCCCCTTCGTGCGCCAGCACCACGTCTCGGAAGATGGTGGCGAGTTCACGCCGCGCTTCGCGGTTTTCGCAGAACACGGTCAACGCGCCGGTGGCCGGTTCCCATGAGAAACGCGCCGACATGGCCGCTGGCTCTTCGTGGTCGACCACATGACCATCTTCAACTTGCCGGTAATGTGCAGTTGAGCCATTGAAGGTGGCGCATACGGTGTGCAGCAGGGTCAGTGGTTCCCCCTCTGCATCGTCATCATCGTCGCGCTGTGCGTGCGACAGGCCGTGTCGCACAAACTGTTCGATCAGGATTTGATCCTTCGGCACGTGCGGGAACAGTTCGGCGATCCGTGTGCGCAGCGTTTCCTGGACGTCGCCGTCATTCTTTGGCTTCACCCCCTTGGGGCCAAGGTAGTGGCTGGAGAAGTGCTCGCTTTTCCACTGGCGATGCATCACCTGTTCATGCTCAGCCTGATCAAAGCGAACTTCACGGCGTGCTCCGGCCTCGGGAAATTCCTGAAGGATGCACAGGTGCAGCGCGCGACTGAAACGGTCGCTAGGCATTTCAAGAACGGCGGCATCATCGTCGCGCCGTTCGTCGAGTAGCGATTGAACGGCCTGCGCACCATAGTCATCGCCGAGCAGCATGACCCGTTCCACTGCATCTTCGATACGTTGCCGAATGGCGGCATCCAGTTTGGCGGCGCAGTGAAAGAATGCTTGCCGTGATTCGACAGGCAACTTGCCCTTGGCAGAGTCGGCCAGCGCCAGCAACTCTGACAATGTGCCGCCGCTGGCGCGTTCAAGCAGGCGCACCACCAGCGCCGGACGCTTGACCTTGCGCACCAGATCGACGAAATGTTCCATCCCGGGCAGGATGACGGGGCCGTCATCAGACCGCTGTTCGCGCGCACGCTTGCTGGACGGCTTCGGGTTGACCACTTTCTTCTGCTGGGCGGTGGTGTGACCGGTAGGCATAGGCAGGTTCCTTTGGAAAGTGCGCGATTGCGCGAGTTGTTAACTGCGGGATTCAAAAAATGCCGACGCGGAGTCGGCGTGGCGAGGATGGGAAAGGGTCAGCGCACGGCACCCTCCGGTCGGATCAGGCCGTAGCGTTGCAGACGCACTTGCACAAAGCGCCGGTTGACGCCAAAGCGGGCGGCGAGCGCCTTCTCGAAGAACTCCAGATCGCTTGTGTCGCCAGACGAGAGATGCAGGCTGGTGCCGGGAATCTCCGGATCGAGGGATGGGCCACGGTGCAGCGCAATGTTGAAGTGCGGAGCAAGCTCCTCAACTGCCGCGTTCAAATGTTGGCGCGGCACCAGCAGCGAACCCATGAACTCGTTGGCGCGCAGCTCGGCGAAGTGAATCTCCGTGGCCAGTGCCGCCTGCGCCGGGGCTGTGGGTGATTTCGCCAAGTGGTCGCTGTCCGGCGTGGTGGTGCGATAAGCGCGCTGCGCAGCTGGCTCCAGGGCATCGAACAATCCTGGCCCTCTGCTGCCATCGACGATCCAGCCTGGCGCATCGAACACCGCGTGGCCCAGTTCGTGGGCCAGGGTACTGAGCGCCAGCAGTTCGCTGAGTTTTTCGCCGACAGGAGAAACGCACACCATCGCGGTATCCGGAACACCGGGGTCGTACTCGCAGATGCCAAAGACGTGACGGCCCTCGTCGTCATGCACTTCGCAATCCGTGCTGACTTCAAGTGAGAAGTCGATGCCGTTGATCTTCAGACGGTTGATCTCACGCAATGCGTCGAAGGGGATGGCATCGACGCCCGAGCCGACCAGTTGATGGCGGGCCAGCGCGGCGATGCCTTCAATTTCGATGTGTTTGACGTATTTGGGGCGCTTGCGGTCGCAATGCCGGTAGTCGAGGGTCAGAACCGGCATTCACTTTTTCTCCGTTACTTCCCGGCGGTACATCCGCACCACGCTGGCCACATCGTCGCGCATATCGGGGGGCAGACGGCTGGCCTCCACGAAGGCATCGTCCGGGTCGATGCCCAGAATCTCGGCTGCTTTGCGGATCAGTTCGTCCTTGGGCGGCTTTTCCATGTCGCGCTCGATGCGTGACCAGTAAGCAGGCGATATCTCGAGTTGACGCGCGAACTCGTTCATCTGGATCTGCTTCTCTTCGCGCTTTTTGCGAATGAAGGCTCCGAAAGGCATGGGTGTTTCCTAGTTGCGTGATTGGTTAATAGGGTGATCGTACTTTCCCTCTGCAAGGCCGTCAACTGTTTCGTTAACGCTCAACTTTTCGCGCCGATTACCCGGAATTGCCATCCGTTTCGGAAGATCAGGCTCACTATCCCTGACGGTTGCTATTCCCCGGAGCCGTCATGAAGAACCTCGAACTTGCATCTCCCTCGGAGATGTCCGCCAGCGCCCGTGCTGGCGAAATCACCGCAATCCTAGCCAGCGCCATCGTCCGCACGCTCGTCGCAGATGAGCCGAAACAAAGAGCAGTTGGCCTTGGCTTCCTGCCCGACCAGCGCGTTCATCCAACCCCCTATCAACAGGAGCAGTTGTGATGAACGACCAACACACATCGGTGGCCGCGCAGGTGGCGGCTTTGCCATCCTTGGCGATGGCCGAGGTCTGGGCGCTTTGGGATCGATTTTTCCCGCGCCGCCCGGACAAGACCAATCGCGTCTATCTGGAATCCCGCATCGCCTACAAGTTGCAGGAAGAAGCCTTCGGCGGACTCGATCCCGACACCCGCAGGCGGCTGGCCAACATCGGCGTGCGCCATTCGAAGATCAAGCAGCCGCGCAAGGCCCGGGACATCACGCTGGCCCCGGGCACCGTGCTGGTACGCGAATGGGGCGACCGGGATCACCACGTCCGGGTCACTGCTGACGGCACCTTCGACTACGAGGGCAAGCAGTTCAGAAGTCTGTCTGCCGTCGCGCGCCACATCGCAGGCACCCCGTGGTCGGGGCCATTGTTCTTCGGCCTGCGCCGCGCTGGGGAGGGTTACGAATGAACGACGTGCCCCACAACAAGCCGCGCCAGCGTTGCGCGGTCTACTGCCGGGTGTCCTCGGACGAGCGGCTCGATCAGGAATTCAACTCCATCGACGCCCAGAAGGAAGCGGGCCACGCCTACGTCGCCAGCCAGCGCGCCGAGGGCTGGATTCCGGTGGCCGACGACTACGACGACCCCGGCTTCTCCGGTGGCAACACCGAGCGTCCGGGTTTGAAGCACCTGATGGCGGACATCGAGCGCGGCCTGATCGACATCGTGGTGGTCTACAAGATCGACCGCCTGACCCGCAGCCTCGCCGACTTCTCCAAGATGGTCGAGGTGTTCGAGCGCCACGACGTGTCCTTCGTGTCGGTCACCCAGCAGTTCAACACCACCACGTCGATGGGACGGCTGATGCTCAACGTCCTGCTGTCCTTCGCCCAGTTCGAGCGCGAGGTGACCGGCGAGCGCATCCGCGACAAGATCGCCGCCGCCAAGCGCAAAGGGATGTGGATGGGCGGCGTCCCGCCACTGGGCTACGACGTCGAGAACCGCCTGCTGGTCATCAACGACACCGAGGCGGCAGTGGTGCGGCGCATCTTCCAGGAGATGCTGACCATCGGCTCGCCGACGCAGATCGCCGCCAACCTGACCGCCGAAGGCATCACCACCAAGGCCTGGACGACGCAGGAAGGTATCACCCGCGCAGGCACGCGCATCGACAAGAAGTACCTGCACAAGCTGCTGCGCAACCGCATCTACCTTGGCGAACTGTCGCACAAGGGCACGTGGTACCCCGGCGCACACCCGGCCATCATCGACCACGGTCTGTGGGGCAAGGTGCATGAACTGCTGGCCAAGGACGGCCACGCCCGGTCGGTAGAAACCAAGATTCGCTCGCGCACCGATGCCTTGCTGCGCGGACTGCTGTATGCGCCGACCGGCGAGCGGATGTACCCGACCTACTCACGCAAGAACGGGCGCAAGTACCGCTACTACGTGTCGAAGTCGGAAGTGCGCTACGGGGCTGGCGGCAAAAGCTACGAGCGCATTCCGGCTGACGAGGTGGAGTCTGCGGCCATCGCGCAAATCAAATCGGTGCTGGCCAGCCCCGAGGCGATCACGGCGGTCTGCCAGTTCGTCCAGCGCAACGGCGCGCAGATCACCGAGGACATGGCGGTGATGGCGATGCACCGCTTGGGCGATGTGTGGGAGCGGCTGTATCCGGCAGAGCGCCACCGCATCGTCAACCTGATGGTCGAGCGCGTGGATCTCGTCCCCGGTGGCCTGAAAGTGAGCTGGCGCGAGCTGGGCTGGAAGGCGCTGATCGGTGAGTTTGCCCCGGACAGCATCGGCGCAGAACTGGTCGAGATGGAGGCGCAATGAACGACTCCGGCACCCTAGAAACCTTCGTGCCGCTGGTGTTCAAGCGCCGGGGTATCCGGCGTCTGGCCGACACCGGCGCGGTGGCACATGATCCGACGATCATCGAGGCGGTGGCGCGGGCGTTCCACTGGCAGCACCTGCTGGACGCTGGCGAGTTTGAAAGCGGCGCGGCCATTGCCCGTGCCGAGGGGCTGCACCCCAGCACCGTCAATGAACTGCTGCGCCTGACCCTGCTGGCCCCGGACATCGTCGAGCAACTGCTCGCAGGTCGCCAGCCCCGACGCCTCACGCTGATCTGGTTTCAGCGCAACCCCATTCCGGTCGACTGGCAGCAGCAGCGCCAGATCATCCAGTCCTTTGAGTAGGAGACAGCACATGGCCAAGAAAGACATCGGCAAGTTCACCGGCGAGGCGGTCACCTTCCAGATCCCCAATCCGGCTGGCGGGGTGAAGATGGAGACGTTCATTCCGTGGACGTTGGTCAAGCGCGGCGTGCGCCGCAAGATCATTACACCGCTCGACACGCCACAGGCGTTCGCGGATGAGTCTGCGCAGGAACGCGAGGCACGCGCAGCGGCGCAGGACAGCGCCTTGGTGCGGGCGCTGGGGATGGCGCACCACTGGCAACGCCTGCTCGACGACGGGCGGTTCACCTCGATGACCGAGATCGCGCAGGCCGAAGGACTCAACCCCGGGCGGGCCAGCACGATTGCGCGGCTGGTGCATCTGGCTCCGGACGTCGTCGAGGCCTGCCTGAGCGACGACAGCGGAATAGCCCTGGAGCACCTGATCCGCAACGGCAGCCTGCCGCTGGACTGGCAGCAGCAGCGCAGGATGATCCAGGCCAGAAGCTGA